TTTAACGCAGTTGTAAAAAACTTGAACGCAGTATGCGTTTTCTGTGGTAGATGAGCAGTCACAATTCGGCTATTTCTAGCCGAACTGACTTTAAACTCTGTGGTGAGTTCGCAGTCACTATGCATCGCTACCGTGGTTGGGCGGTTGTGCTGTACCCATTTGCTCATTCATTACAACGCGAGCCTACCAAACCCTTGCATAATAGTTTGTGGTAAGCCTGAGGTCTATCTTTTTCTAGTTGCCTCATCATTTTTGCTGTCTGCACCAAGGGATTCACCTGTCGCTTGTTAGCCGCATTTCCCTGCTCACTGGTTGAGATGCTATATTTGCCTGTGTGTGATTGTTTGTGCCTATCACTTATGTTTATACTAGTTTTCTAGCAAGGTCAATCTTTTTGGTTTAAATACCATTACATGCATTGGACGTACAAAGGCAAGGTAGTGAAAGAATTACCAGAATGGGTTGCTGGATTTGTTTATCAAATTACAAACACACACAACGGAAAAATGTATATTGGCAAAAAACTTGCCAGATTTAGGAAATCACGAAAACCATTAAAAGGTAGAATTAATAAAAGAAGATATACAGTACCAAGTGATTGGGAAGATTACTACGGTTCAAGCAACGCCTTGAATGAGGATATAGAAAAAATAGGAAAAGAAAAATTTAAAAGAGAAATACTTTTTTATTGTAAAAACAGAGGTGAGTGTAATTACATTGAAGCCAGAGAACAGTTTGCACGTAAGGTGTTAGAAACTGATCAATATTATAACGGACACATTAGAGTTAGAGTTCATAAACAGGTACTCCCAAAAGAAAAAGCCTCCACTTAACAAGCAGAGGCTTTATGAATTGCAATTCAGTTGGTAAAATTACGCCGCAGTCTTCGCCGCGTTTTTTGCCTCTTGAATTTCTTTTCTTCTTGCTTTGATCAATTTAGAAAGATTTGCTAGTGCTTTTCTGGCTCTTGTCGCAGAAGCCTTAACACCCTTCTCCGTGAACTTGCCGTTCTCTTCAGAGTAAGTTTGTATCTCTGTCATGATCGATTCATGTGTTTGTGACATATTATCTGTCCTTCCTTATTGTTCGTACGATATTATTAATTAACATAAGTGTAATTAAAGCATATAAGAAGTGGTTTTGTCAATATAAAAATATCGATAATTTTACCAATATACTATTTTGTGTTCAATATTGTGTACCATTCCCTAAAAGTGTCTGGATAATTGGTTTTTCTTATTTGGTCTAACCTTTTTATGTACTCTAAAAGTTCTTGGCTGTGATCATCTTTTTGCAAATTTAGTTTCTCACGTATAGAGTTAAATGTTTTTCCCTTGTGGTTTTTTATTTTTTCAAGTACAACATCCTTTGCCTGTTGTGGTAGATAACTGATGTCTAACATCTTACGATCTGTGACCATCTGAGAGTGAACTTCGGTCCCAAAGTTACGTATGGCCCAGTTGTAAAAATCCACACAATAAAATATATTCAATGATGACAAACAGTTATATGCCATCACTCTATAATTCAAGTTCTTTATTACTTCCATGTTCTGTTCAAATATATCCCACTTGCCTGGGAATCGCAAAATTTCATACCTATCACCTATGTCGTCCACACTTAAAAGGAAATCAACCCTTTTACATTTTTCCAGCAACTCCTGTAATTCTGGCTCAGGCAACACAGTTAGATTTGTGTTGAATTTGACAACCAGTTGATCTAGATTTTTAACTTTCCTTAAGAATTCAGTAGGGTACTTTTGCATCAATGGTTCGCCGCCATGGAATTCCACATATTTTAGATCATCGAGATCAAAATTGTCAAAGAAAACATCAACGCCAGGAAGCAGATTTTTCTTGAACCTATATTGATCTTTTATTTCCATACCTAGTTTTTCAGCATCAACCACCCATGACGATGACCGGTGATGACTACAAATCATACACTTGCTGTTGCACAAGGTACCATACCTCACTCCAAGACTTTGCAACTTTTGTATTGAGAGGTTGTTGTCTTGCGAAAACTGATTTTGAGCAACACGCCTGGATCTGACATTGTTTTTGTCCTCGTTCCAACACACGCTACACCCTGGATAATAATATGTTTCAGATAATGTATCTTTTAACTGTTGTAAATTATTTTTATATTCATTGATGTTAAGTTTTTTACCGTTCCAGACATTACATGGCTGTAGAAGTACTTTGTCGTTTTCAACTACAACGTCTATGTGATTAAATGGTTGTGTACAAAACATTCTGTTAACCTCATTATACTATTATATCTACATCATTAGCATAATTGGTAAAACCGTTCTCTTTTACTACTTTCAACACTGAATTTACTCTACTTACTAATTCATCTTTGTGAGAAATAAGGAATATATTTTTCTGTTGTGTTCTTGACATGTCTTTTAGCACCGCCATAGAACTTTCAACACCTGATATATCCATACCAGCATCTACAAGTTCATCTATAAACAACAAGTTGATCTGTTGATAAAGGCTTTCCCATACATCTCTAAATGCCCAACTTAAACTTAATATCAATCTGTTTCTCTCACCTCTGCTTAAATTATCAAAGTCTAGTTCTCTTCCAAGTTCTTCAATACGCACACTAAGATCGGGTTGGAAAACAACTGTGTGTGGCAATTTTACTTTGCCTAAAAAGTATGCTAGACGTTGATTTAGGTATGTTAAGTTTTGTTCTATTATTCTTGTTCTGATAAACGAATCTTTTGCAGTCAATAATTTATATAAAAAATCTTGGTGTCTGTTGAGATCTTCCATTTCGTTAACTTTTGTATAATCAATTTTTTGTATTGCTTTTTTGGTTAGTTCTTCTATTTGTTCTGCATAGGGATCATCTTTTTTATCTGTTTGTTCTAATTGCCGTTTTAAATCTTTTAAAGACCCTTTATGATTATATGCTTCATCCATTGAATCATAATATGTATCTGGAGTATTACCTAAATCTCCTATTATATCTATGTTCTGTTGTATTTTTGCAAGATCACTTTTAATTTTTTCTACATCTGTTTTACTTTCTGTCAGTGTAATCAATAATTTGTCATTAAGTTGTTTGTGTTTCTCGTCTTGCAATTCTTGTTCACAGGTTGGACATTTTGCATCTTTCATGTATTCTAAATCGCTTTGTGTTTTGGTAACGTTAGATTCGGATTTTGTTAATGAGTCTTCGTGATACGCTTTTTCTTTGTTTAAACTTAAAAGTTTCAAATAATTTTCATTGTGCTTTTGTAATTTTTTGTGTGCGTCAAGTTCTGCTTTTATATCAACTTTTTCTAATTCTGCTATTGCTTCTGCAAAATTTTTGGAATCTTGTTCTTTTTGATTTTGCCAAGCACTAGATCTTATTTTTAAACTTTCAATCGATTCTTGAATTTTTTCATTTGATGCTATTTTTGAATCAATTTTATATTTTTCTCCCATTAATTCAGTTTTACTTGTTTTTATTTTGTCTTTTAATAAATCTGCTTTTTGAGATAACAATGTTATACCAAGTAGTTGCTCAATAATCTCTCTTTGTTCTGCCTGTTTGGTTGCAAGGAATGGCATAGTATAAGTGTTAAGTGCAATTATGTTTTTAAACATTGCCAAGGTCATACCAACAAGTTTGTTTATTTCTTGCTGTGTTTCTCTGTTTTCTCCCTGTGCTTCATTGCTTTCGACATTCTGTTCGATGTTGTTGGCATAAAATTTAAAGATACCTGGTTTTCTGCCTCTTTCAATAGTATATTCAACATTGTTTTTTATAAATTTAACACTTACCAACATACCTTTTTCGTTGGTTTTGTTTACGAGATTGTCTCTTCTGATGTTAGTTAATGCCTCGCCATAAAACACATAAGATAATGCATTTATAATTGTGGTTTTGCCAGTACCATTTCTAGCACCCGCATCGTCACCGCCAAGATCTAAATTTTCACCTATAACCAAAACTAAATTTTTATTACTGAAATTTATACTTTGTGTGGCATTTCCCACACTCATAAAATTTTTAACTGTAAGTTCTTTAATTGTTAACATCTAAATCATTGTAGATTGCTGTTAATATATTTTTGTCATATGTTTCAGAATCTACTCCTTGTAATTGTGCAATTACTATTTGATCCACACTGTCAAATTTTTGTACAGCCACAGTTGGTTGTTGTGCTTG